GGGTGAACATCCACCTCACTGCCGTTGAATTCCATCTTCATTACGTTGCTCCTTGCGTAAAGTCATAAGTGACTTGAACAGTTATCCGTACAGCTCCAACAGGAAAGAGAACGCCCTCGTCACTTTCTATCAATATTGTCTCGGTGTTGAGAGCGTTGCCCCCGCGAGTTCTGTCAGCGTCCAATGCTTCCTCGATTGCTTCAATTAAATTATTTTTGGAAGTGTCGATGCTTGACCCTTTGACATAACCCACGATGACGTAATCAATAGTTCCGAGACGAGTCGTGTTGTCCATAGTGGTATCAATACGAACTTCGTCACTGCTAACAATCCATGCGGCGGGATACTGTTGGTCTGATAACTCGTCAGGCTCAAACGGCTCCCGCGTAATCTTTTTCAGCTCGGGCGATGACATGGCATCCAACACGTTGACCAAGTTGGTCGCTATATCTTCTCGCTTGCTCATGCCCGACTCATTCTTCTAAAAAATTCTTTGGAAAACTCTCGACGCATTTTTTTCATTTCGCCTCGGGTATGGTCAAAAAATCTTCTTGTCTTGTTGTTCCAAACAGCCTTTCTTTTTTCTGGCGTAGAGTTAAACGTAATGATCGCGAGCTTTGATGTTTGCGCCCTTGCCCGAAGCGAACTCATCATCTTGTTGCTGTAAATCAAATCAGGTTTAGTCGGATAGCCTTTCGATCTAAGGTGTTTCAGATAGCCTTGCGAATATGATTTAAAAGCTCCGTTGACTCCGCGCCCTTTTGCAGTCCGCTCTCGGATAATGACTTCGCCGAGAGTGGCAGTTGCCGCAAGTGACTTCTTTGTCGCTTTGTCAATGCGCTTCGGATACTTCGCCAACATTGCCTTGACCTCTTTCGAGTCCAAAGCGAGATTGACGTTCATCTAATCTGTCGCCCAAAGTGCAACGAACTTTTCTCGCTGTAACTAACGGAACCATCTTCGTCTGCGTCATACCAGATACCGACTTTCAAAAGCCGATCAAGCTCTTCACTGTAAGCGGCTTTATAAAACTTCATCATCTGCTGAAACCGATCTTCTGATCCTTCCGTTTCCCACTTCGTAAGCTTCGGAAGCGCATAAGATCCGAGAACGCGATACGCGGCGCATCGGGTAAATTGCGATTCAGTCAATAACGAAGGATTCATATCGCCACTGATGTTTTTAAACGGCCACCAATGGATACGTAGCTCACGTTCGATATCGGCTTGTGCTTTTGCGTGTTCAGCAGTAAAAGCAGATATGCCGTAAGTCAGGATGTCTGGCTGTAACGCCGTCAGATCGCTGTCCGCACTCATCGCCATAAAGAACTCCGAGAGGGGCGCGGTTTTACCCGCACCCCCCGATCAGGAATTAAAGACCCGCGTCGAAGTACATCTCGATGCCGTAGTTGTCTTTCAACTCGCCAACGCCATAACAAGCCGTTGCGTTAAGTTCCCAACCTCGGATCGAAGCGTCACGTTGTGGCTCAATGTTTACGTCCCAACAAATCGCAAGACCAAGAGCTTGAGGTACGAAGATCGCGCCTTTGGAATCGCCCGAACCGTCAACATCAATATTCGCTGATTCGAAAATATCGATACCGGCAAGGCTTCCGACGTAACCGTTACGCATTGCTTCGTTCTGAAGGTCGCCGCCGTTCGGGTTAGCAAACGTATTCGTCAGGTTCGCTTTCATGTTGTAAACCTGATACGGATGTAACACCGCGTATTTTTGACCCGGAGCATTAGCGGCATCTAACTGCGCGGCGGCATTGAAGAAATGCGCGGCAGTCAGTTCTGTAGTTGTTGCACCCAAAGAAGTGGAGAAGCCATCGAACAAGCCGATTAAATCTTCATCCATCTTTTTCGCAACAGCTTCACCAAGTACCCGACCAAGATCAGACGCAATATCACGCGAAGATGATTTAGCGGCGAGATCACTCAGAACAGCTTGCACACCGACTTCGGCGGCAGTGATCGTTACGCTCGTGGTGGATACAGCGGTGGAACTCATATCCGAGCCTTCAGTCAAAGCCGCGGCAGTGACTTCGGGATAGATAGGAACTTGAATAGTTTTACCGTCATCACCAGACAGATCGTAAGTGGTGACTAGGTTGCGGACGAGCGATGACTCTTGCGCTGTGAATATTGCCTCGCGGACGATGTTTACAAAAAGATCGTCGAGGGTTGACGTTGTGGTGCTTGCCATTAAAAAGACTCCATGCAATTACGGTTAATGAAACCCGTGATTGCAAAGGTCGTCCACGGTGACAACCACCCCGATTGATTAGTGTCAGTCGGTCTGACAAACCCGCGAGTCAGCGCGGTCTGATTTAACGAATTTTAGCTATCGAAATCGGGAGGTCAACCCCAAAATAAAAAACAAAAAAAACGTCAAATTAGCAACTGGCCTTACCAATTTCGAAAACAAAGTCTTTAAAAAACAATGACCAATTTTTTAAAAATATTTTTTTTTCGCCATTTTTCGTGTTTTTTTATTTTTACAAAAATTTAGTCATTCGGCACTATTTTTATAGGAGGCAAATTGACGTTTTAAATTTTGCAAAAAAGCCGTCAGTCATAATTAGGGTATCAATAAAGAAATTTATTGATTGATCTTTAAAAATTTAACCGTTGTACCAACCGCCGTCATAAGACGGCAAGGAGAAGTCATGGCAGAACTCCGATGGAAACAGCCAAGCGAGTGGTGTTACTTGATTGATATTTTTATGGAACGCAAGTATCTAGCCAAACTCAAGTCCGAGATGGTACGAGACATCTGCATGGAAAACTCATCCGAAAAGGAAAAGGCTAAACGTAAAGAAGAATTCAAAGCGTTCAAGCAATTTCTAAAAGATGAGACAGATAGAGTCAACCGAGAAATCATGGGAGATTTAAAAGACGAGCAAGTGAAACTCAGAAGTCAAGGCGAGTTAGCCTTCAAGGATGAAGCACTCCGCGATGCGGTAGCCAAAGACCTATCTCTCCCGAAAGGGTGGAAGTCTCGCAAAGGCAGAAGCGGAGGCTCACTTGTTTTCTAAAAAAAGGCAGAGGTTTTACCCCCCGCCTTTCCCATCTAAGATGGACAATCGCTAAATTGTAAGTGGATGATACCACGCCCCCCGCAAGGGGGGTTTTTTTATGCCATCTTGATATAGCTCTTGGATTGATTGCGGTGGGTTTTACGCCATTCGCGATACTCCTCGTGCGACATATCCATTACGCCTTTCTTATCCAGACCGCCACCGATAGAGGACGTTGAGCCAGTGCCTGACGGCGTTGCGGCAACGAAGTGGGGGTTACTAGATAGAAACTCATCAACGAGCGTGTCAGGCGTTAGCGGTGCGCCGTGGTCATCGTATCTTGCCGAGCCGTTAGTATCTACCACCTCAACCGATCCGTCCTCAGTCATGCGGACATGAGGTCGTAGAAGGTTAGCAACCTGTTCGGCGTTGATAGCTTTACCGCGACTTGCCGCCGACAGTAACGAACCATCCACTTTGACTTTCCGAAGCTCGTCTTGAAGTGCGTTCGTTTTTGATTCCCACTTCTCAACGGTCTGCTTCATTACGTTTTCAAAGTCACCGCGCTCTTTTTGCCTTTCCATCTCTTCAGCTTCTTGCGCTGACTTCATCGCCCGATATTCTTCGGGATCAACGCCGTCATACTTGCGCTCGAATTCACGGTTCCGTTTGTCCAAACGCTTTTTCACTATCGCGTCCATCTCCGCTTGCGTAAACATCTTCTCGGCTTCTATGCTTTTGCTTTCGGTGGTACTTGGTTCTGTCACGATGTCTTGTTGCTCTATTGAATCTTCTGCCATGTTTCGCTACCCAGTTTCGTTGCTTGATTTCCCCTTTCGGGTCTACGTCACCCATTCCGGTTTCACAGGTGTAAAGTTATGGCGGCAGTTGTATCCACCACGAACCTCGAATGGTGAACCCGCTGATTTACCCGCCCATGTTTCATTCGCCCATATCTCTTCGATTTCTTCTTTGCTTAAAACTTTTCCGAGAAGCTTTTTACAGAAAGGTCGAGTCGTAGAGATAATGTCGCCGTAATACTTGAAATGATTAAGTCCCGCTTCTTCAGCTTGCGCGGCAGTAAACGATCCGTTGAATTGACGAATAGCATCGTGAGCTTGCTGAAACGCATACTTGCGGAGATTGTTACCGGCGGCATCCCTAGCGAACTCGGTGTGCAACCTTCCGATAGCTTCATCAACTTGCGCGGCGTATCTCGGGTCATCTCGGTTTTCACGGATGAAGTCAACGAGCCGTTGCGCTTCTTCAGAATCAGAACGCGCATAAACACCGTTAATGGCTTGTTTCATTTCCCGCACCGTATCTGACATCGGGCGACCAGTAAGCGAGTTCATATAAAGACCGTTAGAAAGCACTTCGACGTACCTTTGCGCAATGTCCTCATAACCTGAGAAGGCGACCCGCTTCAACTGATTAACGGTTTCAGCGTCTTGCGGTGTCCAACCTTCCTTCGCTCCGAGCTTCTGTAACAATGAAACGACATTCCGCGCCGGTACTTCATACTCGTCAACGCTGTCGTGCGCCCACGTTAGAAACACGCCCCGAATCGCCGCTTCAATCGCCGCTCGTTTCTTGATAGCTTCTTGCGGTGATAACGGTTTATTGCCGACAATGTTTTCAAGCTGTCGCTCTAGTTCTTCAAGTACCGATTCAAGATTAGTGCTGTGCTGTTTATCTAATCCGTCAATCAGGCGATCATGCGCTTGAGCAAGACGGTCAACTTGCGCGGCGTTAGGCAATCTCAGCCTCCGTATTAAACTGACCAACAATGCGTTGCTGTTCTATCTCGCCATACGCTTGCTGAAGCTCGTCATCGTCTACAACCAAGGCGGCGATCTGTTTATCTATTGATCGCAAAAATGTCCCGCTCTGTAACCCGCTCGCCCTTGCCATCTGTAGAAACTCTAGGTCGGCGTGATAGTCGCGAAGGTCGAACGAGTCCGCGTAATCAATAACGCCATCCCATTCACGATTCTGCCAAGCACACCAGAATGCCCATAGTTGTTCTTCAGCAAGTTCAAGCAAGTCAGCCTTTTCCGAAAGCTTCGAATTCAGCATTTGGAATTCTGTCTGTAACGCAACGCCACTCTTTGCCGCTTTCTCGGTGGCTCGGACTGCGCCGAGATGCGTAACACGGTCAACCGCCTTAACCTTATCTTCAATGCTTGCGCGTATGCCATCAAGGTTACTGCTGTTCGGTTGTAGCAAGTACGGCTTCAGCCCCGCATCCAGATCATCAGGCATTTGAATAACGGAACCCGCACCCGCGCTTGCTTCGGTTGAATCTGTCTTGGCAAGGCTCGGATGGTTAGCGATACGAATCAACTGTTCGATTTCCGAAAGCTCGTTGTAGATCGCTCGTTGAATATCGGCAACGTCTGAAATGTCCGAGTTACCTACACCGCGAACAGAAGATCGTTGCGCGTAAACACAAACGGCGGGAATCACGCCAAGCGGGTTATCCATTCGCTCAAGTAGCTTTGGTTCCTTTTCGCTTTCCGCTTCCCATAGCTCGATCGTTTCGGGTGTCCATACGCGGAATCGTCTTTTCGTTTCTGTTTTAAAAATCTTGCGATCACCTGATTCACGAACCTTGAGATATGAAAGGTGATACGCACCTGACGGATTGCGTTCGTATGCCCAATCGAAAACATTCTCGGGAGTAATCAAAGTTAAGTAAGGGCGAATATCGGCGGCGAGTTCTTCTGCTCGGGTTGCCGCTTCAATGCTTGGTTTGTCTAACAGCAACCAACAATGACCGTAAACGCTCGACCAGATAGTTGCCTCCCGCATGATTGCGTTAAACGATCTGCCATCGTGGTCAGCGTCTACCAAGAAAGGCTCCAACGCGGGATCAGATTCAATCGACCCGAAATCGCGTGTCGGGTTATCACGCCAAAGAAATGAAGAATAAATATGGATTACGTTTTTTGCTTGATTATCGAGCGGCGTTTGATTTAACCGTTCTTCATAATCTTGCTCCGACTCAAGCTTGTATTTCGTTAGATATTCACCCTTCCTATAATCGTCTCCACCGATATAAGATCGCAACAGGAATTCCCATCGCATTGAATAATGATCGTAGTTAGCACCGGTTTGAGAGATATGTTCGTTTGCCATTCTAACTCCACCGTTGAGGTCGTCTTGGTTCTATGTTTCGGCGCAAAGGAAGCTCTCCCATCACGAGATAGCCAATTGCGTCTGCGATATGATCCAACCCGCTTGATTTGTCAGGTTGGTGCGATCCGTCTATGTACGTCAGTCCATCCAAAGATCGGATCACGTTTTTACAGCGAGGATGAATAAATAATCTGCGTTTGTTATCGGCTGTTTTTAATGCCGCTTGAACAGTGTTGATTCTATCAATGACTGGGTGTGCATTACGAGGTGCGCGGACTTCGAAACCCGCGTTTCCAAGTATCGCAAAGTCGGTGCGACCAACCGGCGCGGAAGTCTTACGAGCGCGTCCAGATGGGTCAGGATAAACAGTGATAGGTCTGCGTGGATAACGCTCTTTTAATTCTTCGGTCATCAGCTCGGTGTTGCTATCTTTCATTAAGATTTCATCAATCACATGAAGCTGATCGGCAACGCGAACAGATATAACTGCGGTCATCGGGTCAACGTTGAAATCCATCCCGACCAGTAACGAACCGCCAATATCGGAAACGTCTGCAACGCTTTCGGCGTTATCAAAGTTCGAATAGACCCTACCCGCTAATGCCTCGAAAGTCGCAAGAAACTCCTGTTTAAATTCGCGTTCCCCCATGTCACGCATCGCGACTTCGATTTCATCGGATGACACGCGGAGTCCGTCAGCCGTTGTAAATTGCCAAGCCTCCCATCCATCCGTTGATTCCGCATAGCGATAGAGATCGTAGAAATGGTTGTACCCTTTGGGCGTTCCGATCCATAGCGCGTGACCTTGTCTATCTGCCAACATTGGCCGAAGGACTTCTGCCCAAGCATCGGGGTGCATATCAGCGAATTCGTCCATGACCAAGAAATCAAGACCAACACCGCGTAAACTGTCATAGTTATCTGCGCCCCTAAGTGCGGCGGTCGATCCATTAATTAACTCCAGACTTAAATCAGATTCGTTTGAACTAGCGATAACGCTTGCGGGAGTCATTCGTTTAAGCTCCTTCCACGCAATTTGTTTTGCCTGACGATATGTCGGGGCAACGTACCAAGCTGTTTGATTGTCATTCGCGCAAGCATTTAGTAATTCAGTGAGGGCGAGATAGGTCTTTCCGAACCGCCGACCCGCTACCAATACCCGAAACCTCGCTCGACTCTGATGAACTTCCCATTGCTTCTGCGTCAGAATGTGTTTCCGTTCCTTCATCGCGTGTGATTACCAATCGTTCGATCTGGTGTTGCTCAATCTGTTGTTTATCGCTTTGTCCGAGTCGGTTTTTACCGAGCCAGATTTGCATCGTTGCGTTGCCTTCTTCTGCGGTTTTCCACTGCATCCGTCTAAGTGAAGCGTTCCCTGATTGCTTGCCTTGTTCTACTGCTTCCGCTATCTCGGGGTCTTGTTTCTTGTGTCGTTTCCAAGTGGCGTAATTGATTCCTAAGACCGAAGCGATTTCGGGTTCCGTACAGCTCAATCCCGCTAAAGTCCTAACTTGAGTTAAGTTAATTTCAGCGCGTGGTCTGCCGCCTTTGTTTTTTGTGTCATCCATGGCGCAAAACCTCTAAAAATTGCCGAAACGGTCTAGGGCGTACCAAATCAAACTGTTGCGATAACCGCCTGTATGAGTAGGCACGATTGGCGTAACGCCGTGCATATTTCGCCATGCGGGATATACCAATAGCGAATTATTTAAACTGTTTACCGTCAAGTCGTAGTCAGGGATAAAAAGATTCCCACCAGTGCTATTTCGACGTTTGGTAATTATCAGATTAACCGCACCTTTGACATTGAGTCTGTCTTGATGAATCGGCGCGGAAATGTTGTAGTTCGAAATGCTCGAAGTAAAAAGATCAGCGAATCGCCATTTTTCTGGAACCCTTTCCTCTACTGATTTTTTATGAATGTCGAATAAGTCTGGCGATATTTTTTTTAGTAAATTTAAAGCTTCAATACCCGCTAACGTCATCGCTTTAACAAAATCTCTCGCGCTTTCTTTGAGGTGTACTGAACTTTTACTTGCGTAGGGTCTACGCATATTTGGCTTTGGTGGGATGCTTCCAATTATGCAACTGTATTGATCAACTTCAGCTTCTTTGCTATGCAACCCGCTACTACGTCTCATATTTGATTTAGGAACCCTATCGCTATTTAATTCTGCGTCCGCAATGTTGACGAGTTGCTCTAGTCTGTCCGGTAATTTAGATAGGTAAAATCCAACCGGCTCTTCTCGATCGAAAAATAAAGAATCTTCGAATAGAGTCGGGTCTTTTTCTGGCGGTATGTCTCCCACCTTAAAACTATGCTCTACTTGTTGAAGTTGAATACGATTCATTAATCTATGACGTAGCAAAAAACATTAGTGCAAGCGGGGAACCATTCCGGTTGCCATCTTTCGTATGCTCGTTCGTTGTAGTGGATTGAATTCCAACCGGCTTCGACTAAGTAATCTTTTTTTTGTTTATCGATAACATTCCAAAGACGAGTAAGGCTAGGGTCTATATCGAAGCTCCATTCGTAAACCATTTTGTCGAAAACGACTTTCGTATTTTCGAGGATCGGCATTTCTGCGCCTTCGATGTCCATCTTGCAACCGTTGAAATGTTTTGCTTCTTCATCAAAATTCGCGCAAGGCACTTTGATGCCTAACTTGTTCCATTTTTTAACAATCGAATTTCGCCAGACGTTATTGTTATTGCCGATAAATAAATTAACTTCTTTTCGATCGTCATGCACTAACGCGACTTGTTTTATCTCTGCTTTGAAATTATTTAACTTCAAATTTTTTTCGATCATTTCGCAACAGTAAGGATCAGGTTCATAGACAGTTACCGTGGCGCCTAATTTGCAAGCCATAAGCGCGAACGCTCCTACATTGCCGCCGCAATCCATCCAGTGTTCATTTGGAATAATTGTCATTCCGCGCTTGAGATAAGTTTTCCTTCCGATAACTTCTTCGAAGGTTTTCAAGTCACTGAACCCTTCTCGATGAACGAACTTAATTCCGTTTATTTCACCGTTGCTTAACTTCACAATTTCGCCTTCTCTGACTTTAATTTTTCGACTAGCATCATTCCGATATAAGCGCCTTCGTTTCTCCAAAACTTAACTAGCTCTTGCGCTTCCTCAAAATGCTCTGATTCGAATTCGATCTGAATAGCTTTTCTTACGCCCGAGGCGAGATCATCTAATTGCGATTCCATGTCCTCATCTTCTAAAATTCCGTAGTCAGGCGTTTCTGCGAAATCTGGTAAGTCATCGCCCCAACCTAGCAAAGACAAGTCGAAGGAAAGATCAGAAAGCTCTAAAAGGTTTTGTTTTAGAAGATCATCATTCCAAACCGCGTTAAGGGCGAGTTGATTGTCGGCGATGACATAAGCTTGTTTTTGAGCTTCAGTTAAATGATCAATCACGACTACCGGAACCTCTGATAAATTTAATTCTTGAGCGGCGGCGTAACGTCCATGCCCCGCGATAATTGTTTTATTTGAATCAATAAGAATAGGATTTAAAAACCCAAACTCATTAATTGACGATGCAATTTGGGATACTTGCTTATCACTATGGCTTCTAGAATTTTTTCCATACTCTGTTAGCAAATTAATATCTAAATTTTCTATTTTCATTTTCTCCCCTTGTATATCCGTTCATAAATTTCCCTATTCGCGGGTACTGAGTCATTCTCTTTAGGTGGCTCTTGTTCTTTGCCGGTGTAGACGTATTTGCCAAACGCATCGCAAGCTAAATAAAAATTCCCGCACACTTCCCAGAGTGGGCAAGGTTTTTCGCAAGGTGATGGCGGTATTTCAATGAATAGCCTAGTTGTCGGCACCGCCAAGACCTCGCCAACTGATTTCCTCGCGAACGACCTCGCACCAATCGAGCAAATCGATCTCGATAAGAAAGTGATGGTGGGCGCAACCAATATCCCGCGCAAAGCACCGGACACGCCACGGACGATAATCCAGTTTATAAATCAGAACCGGCTTTTCGTTTATGACGCTTGCTTGGTTTGCTGATTGCGTCCACCAATCGTTTGACCATTTTTTTGCGCGTTTAACTTCAATCGCCCATCCTTCTACGCCCAAAAGATCAGTTCGGCATTTACCCCCTGCCGCCTGCATTTGCCAGTTTCTCGTAATGTCGATGTTTAGCTCTGCACGCAAGATTCGCGCGACTTCTTGTTCACCGGCTCGACCTTTTGTGCGGGAGTTGGTCAATTCGTTGTCGTGGTTGTCGTGTCTGTGCTGTTGTCAGATTCGTCGTGCGTCCCGCATTCCGTACCGGAGCAAACGTCAGCGGTTGACCCGCCGATCTCGACACAACCCATCATTAAATGCAGACAAATTAAGATCAGCGAACCCCACCCCATAAATTGCATCCAGAACCACCGTCGATTTGTATCCCATTTGCTTCGCGCTTCCGCGATCGCAAGTCTTTCCGATTCAGTCAATCGATTCATATTTTTCAGCCTCAAGTGAAATAGATGCGGAATAAGACGTGTCTCCAAGTTCCGCGAAGGTGTGAACACTGCAACCACTTAGGGCAATCACCATAAAAGCGATAAACGCCAAAATGATGAACTCCCAACTAAACAATCTCGAAATTGATGAAATCATTAACTTCCTCCAGAAGCTCTGTTTCAGTTCCGTATCGTTCGCGGAATTTTTTCGGGTGCGAGTGGACGCCGAAGAATGGGGGCTTTCCGAGCCGATGATGGGTTGGGCAAAGCGGGATTGTCTCGTCATCTGGGGCGCGTTGCCCCATGCCGTAACCCGAGCGAATGTGATGTATTTCTGGCGGTGTGTTGTCATAACCTTCCTTTGCGCAAGCGATACAACCGAGTTCAACCAGTTTCTCGAATCTTTCTGACCTGTTCTTTTTTGAAATCTTGGAGCGAGATTTTGAATTTCGCTTCAAACCACTTTGCCCATGTCCACTTCCCGCTTGGCGTTAATTTGTGTTGCTCTTTCCATATCGATCTCGCGGCAGTCAGCTTGAGAGCTTCGTAATCCTTTTTGATCTGATCTCGCGAAGGGTTGAAAGGGCTAGTTCCTTGTCCACCGGTGCCGGCAACAGGTTTTCCGCGATCCGGTGATACGGTGCTAGACGTTTCACGTGGCACATCTGAAGAAACTGCGGCAGACTCGGTGGCCATTGGTCGCCCGATTTCACAGTCTTGGAAAATCCAACCGAAATCTGCTTGAGCTGTTCCGCTTGATCGCCCAAAGATGCCAAACCCTCTGCCCACGTTTTCGCCGCGCTCGTTAGATTGCCCATCTCGTCCGAACACTCGCCGTACTGACTGACCCATTTGTGTCCGTACACTTCTGCCATGCGCGTCCATACTCGGGCGATAATCCTGTTATCAATCCGCGGATTTGAGACGTTGTTCTGCGATAAGGGCGCGTTCTGCCGCGCTAGGCTTCCGACCGATTCCATGATGCCTCCTAAAATTTTCTGTGGGATTTGGAACCCTTACGGGTTTTTGTTTGTTTTCAGTACTTACTAATAATTCAGTACTTACTAGTGGGCGTTTATCCGTATGTCCGTTAATCGGAGAGTCCGTTAATCGGTCTCTCGGTGGAGATTCATGAATAATGATCTCTGTACCGCCGAAAAGACCGCCTTTACCCCGCGCTGTCCGATATTCCAGATAACCGGTATCAGATAGCTCACGAAGGATTCGACGCACTTTTGACCGTCCCGCCTTGGATTGACCCTCTAAATGAGTGACATTCACCGCCCATTTATCGGGTTTAGACAGCAAAAACGCCAAAAGACCCCGCGCATCCCACGATAACCGCTCATCCTCAAGGATTCGGTTATCTATAACCGTCCATCGGTGGCGGTTGGGATTACGAAGAATCACGAATAAAAAGGGGCGCGAACGCCCAATGCCAAAAGAATGTAAGGAGGAGGAGTCATTCTTTGGGGTATAAGTCCGGTGCGAGGTCGTGACGGCTGACTCCTGTGGCTTTTTCCACCGGAATCACGAATTCGGGGGCAATTTTGCTTCTTCTAAGCCAATTCCAGACGGTCGGTTGTGAAACCCCGACCGACCGCGCTAGTGCGCTTTGGCTTCCCGCAATAGAAACAGCTTCTTGGATCGCTTCATTCATAAGCGAATTATAACTCTAGTTATATTATTTTGGAAAGTTAATTTTTAAAAATAACTTGTTGACTTATTTTTGGGCTTTCAGCAATATAAGCAGACGTATAATTTATTAGGGGAAACAATGAGGCTATTTCTAAATCCGCTTCGAGAATTAGTGCCCGAATTCATGGTGGCAAATCGCAATCACACCTCCAAAGGCGCATGGCACAGCAATCACCGCCCTGCTCCGCTCGGAAACAGTTTTGACAACACCGCCGCCATTGGTCGTGCGACGACTGAGGACATTCGCACGGGGTGGGTGGGACACAAAACAGAGCGCGAGCAGAAGGAACTCCTTTTCGGTCTAGAAAATTCTGCAGCCGCACTTCGCGTCGAGACAAACCGCGAGCAACGTTTCAATTTGCGTTGGAATCGCTGTTGGCAACTTCGTGCGCTTAAAGGTTGGACGCCGCTTGCGGCACTCGACCTTGATCTAAACGAACAACACGAGTACCACTTCGATGACGTTGACAACTTCGGTGCGCCACATTGGTGGACGCTTTCCCAGTTGGGGTAAACAAAAAAGCGGTTTCGGAACCCCCGCTATAAAAAAACCGTGGAGAGAAAAATATGAGTCTTGGTTTAAGGCTGAAACTAGCGAGATTAGAACGAGGAATAACACAAACTGAACTTGCTGAATGTGTGGGTGTAAGTCAAGCCGCTATCGCCGGTCTTGAGTTGCGCGAGTCAACTAAAAGCGGATACACGAGTCAGATTGCAGAATGTTTGCGCGTAAATGTTCAATGGTTAGCAACAGGCATAGGGGAAATGAATTTACCGGAACCCACACTGGTAATCGAAATTCCTCTAGTTGCGTGGTCGGACATTTACCGATGGCAAGAAGCTGATCCGATAAAATGGATTCCGTGGCACACTGGAGATGAAAACGTGTCACAAACTTTTGCTTTAAAAATAAGCGGCGTTTCGATGGAACCGGAATTTCACGATGGCGATAACATCGTGATCGATCCGAATGCGACAGCTTCGCATAACGACTTTGTAATTATTAGCACTGCGACAGAGCCGATGCTTCGGCAATTAGTTGTTGAAGGTGGGCGTTCATTTGCTCGCGCTTTGAATCCGGCTTGGCAACCCCAGTTAGAGCAGCTCGAAGCTGACGCTAATATCATTGGAGTTGTACGGCAAAAAAGCCGAGATTATTGAAATTTACCGCGCCCCGCTTGATCTAGGGGGCGCAAAACACCCTAAAAACAGAGTAAAATAACGCTTTAGTTATTTTATAAACAAAGTTATACCTTTTGTTATAACTTCAGGCATAATTAAGTCTCGTTTGTAATAACCCACGTTATGACGGAGACTTAAATGACCTACCACCAAAAAATGATCGTTGAAAATAATTTCATCGTTCAAAAAATTGATGACGCCGAGATTCTGTCAGGCAACATCATGTTCTACGCTACGAAAGAATATCAGCACTACGGCTATTACGCCGAGCTTGATTTCCTCGAAGTTTTCGAAATTGTCTTGCGAGAAAATTTAGAAAGCATTCTCGACTTCATGAATTTTGCAGACCGCGACACCGAAATCCGCGAAGGTTTCAAATCGGAGGTGGCGCGATGAAAACATTTACAGCAATAGACCCTAACGGAGGAAGGCACGAGACAAATTCTAATAGAGAATTTACGCACGCGTCACTGCAAGGGCATTCTTGGGACAACGGATGGGATGTAATTGGGTTTTCAGGTAGTGAGGCGAACGCCAAGCGTGCCGTAAGCCACTTCAAATCGCAATGGCGTCGGATTTGTCGGGATGGCGGTTTTACAACCTCATTGCCCGAAATTGTGATTGTAGAAGTTGAAGCGTGGGTGAAGCTATGAACCTACGTTTCAAAAGAGTAGACGTAACCGAGCAAATCGTTGCGTTTCCGAAAAGTTCATTCGACCTTGAGCTTCGAAAAAGTGATGGTGACACTGTCCCCGCTAATCGCACTTACTGCCACGTTGTTTGCGGCAAGAAGATTCTTAAAGACTATTTGGTGTATCACGAAAATCGTGAGCAACATTTCAAGTCCCGCAATACGCTCGAATGTAAAACCGAAAAAGAAGTTACGCGCTTTTTTTCAAGACCGCGAAAACTTTATCCCTCCTCTTGTCATCGGTGTTCCGGTAAAGGCGTTTATTTCCATTACGGTGTTTGTATGCGGTGTAGCGGTCACGGTCGTGATCCTAAAAATTGGCAATACGTTTTCCCTTTCGAGTGGTCGGACGAGAAGATTTCCGAGTGGAATGAAAAACGCGAAGTTGCAAACCAGAAACGCCGCGCCAAAGCTGAAGAAAAACGTCTAGCAAAACATCTGGAGATCGTAAACGCTAACGAGGAAAAGTGTCCAGAGATCGAAGCTGTTTCAACCTATCGCCGCCAAGAAAACCGGCTCGATTTGCCACCGATCCTTCAAGACATTCACAACAAGTCTAGTCAGTACATTCTCAGCGATAAGCAGTGCGATCTTTTCCGCGACCTTTGGAAAAAGTTTAACGAGCATTTAGAAAAAATCGCCAACAACCCAAGCACCCATCAAGGCGCGATAGGCGAAAAGCTTGGCTTTCTGTTCACTGTTGATTTCACCGTCGATTGTGAAAACCGATTCGGATCAACCCGACTTGTCAAAGGTTCTGATCAGGACGGCAACGTCTACGTCACCTTCTATTCCGGCGCGACTTACAACCCCGAAGAAGGTGAAACGTATTTTTTGAAAGGCTCTGTCAAAGCGCACGACGATTATCGCGGCGTTCCTCAAACAGTTCTGACACGTTGCAAGTTTTTAGACGAACAGGAGGCAGTGGCATGAAAGCTTTCATCGAAAAATTAATCCATCTGCTTAGAGAAATTGAAAAATTTCAAGAGCAGTGCGAACAAGAATTGCAATCGCAATACAACCTTCAACATCAACTACAAGAGGACAATCGCTAAATGAAACTCTTAAATAAAAAAATAATAGAAGAGCTTCGAAAGAACTCTACGACAAACAGCTACCGAGCGGCAAAGGGTCAGGAAGGGAAGGATTTCAAACCCCTCGTAAAAATATTTAACCCAACCGGAAAACTACGATCACCCGACCGTGTCGGAGGCATGGCAACGTGGCTTTTCACAGAAATTGACGAACAGAACATTTTATTCGGTCTTTGTGATCTCGGTTTCGGTTATCCCGAACTTGGGTGCGTCTCGCTAGATGACCTCGAATCAATTCCGTATTTGAAACGCGACATTTGGTTCCGCGCAGAAAAGACGCTTAAGCAATACGCTCACGAAGCAAAAATGAATGGAGTAATCGCCGCATGAAAAACGTAATCGAAATGCAAATACCCGAGCCTCAAAACCGAGGCGAATACATGGGGTCGGGTGACGCAAGCACTTGCGCCGGTCTTAACACTTACCAGTCGCCGCAACAGCTTGTACAGATTAAGCAAGCAATAAGGCGCGGTACATACGTCGCCCCAGAAACAACCTTTCCGATGCGCTTCGGAATTCATAACGGCTCGTTAGTTTTAGACGAGTTTGGCATTCGCACCGGTCAAGTCGTTATGGATCGCGAGAAATGGTTTCGTCATCCCAAGTATCCGTTTATCGGTTGCCATGTGGACGGCGTAACAGTTCACAAAGGCATTCCGGCAGTTGTAGAAGCTAAAACAACCCGACAGAAGTGGGACGAGCTACCGGCGGGAATCGTCGCGCAAGTCCAACATCAACTCGCTTGTACCGGCTACGAACTCGCGTTTGTTCCGGTCATGCGATTCGGTTCCGAACCGGAAATATTCGAAGTCGAAGCCGACCCTATGTACCAAGATTTTCTTTGCGAAAAGGTGGCAGACATTTGGCAACACGTCTTAAACGAGACACTGCCCCCGCCGATGACGCTTGACGATCTCAAAGACCGTTATCCCGAGGATGAAGTCGAGAACATCATGGCAACGCAAGAAACGCATGAGATCGCCGAAAAGCTTTATTGGATTAAAGACGCGATAGCCAAAGCCAAAGACCAACAAGCCGTTTTAGAGATGGCAATCAAAGGCGAGATGCAAGAAGCGGCAACGCTTATTTCTGAAGATGGCGAGATTCTCGCAACGTGGAAGTCAAGCAAGCCACGCGCAACTTTTAACTCAAAAAAGCTTAAAGCGGAATGCCCCGAAATCTACGAGCAGTTTTTAGAGATCGGCAAACCGGCACGCACCTTTCGTTTAAAGGTGAACCCATGAAAAAGACAACACAAACCGAAAGAGCGTTGAACGACTTTCTTAATCAGTTTGCAAAAAACGCGGTGCTTGAAAGCAAGATCGCTCAGCAACTAGACAAAAAAACGGAGACAAAAAAAGATGAACCAATCAAACGAACTGGGTGAAATAAACACCGCCCTCGCGGTAGCGCAAGGACAGCTTCGCGACCCGAAAAAAAACACGAAGGGCTACAACTATAAATACGCCGACCTTCCATCTACGCTCGAAGCGATACGCCCTATTTTCGCCGAACTGGGTTTGAGCTTTACACAAATGCTTTCAGGCGGTCAGGAAGGTTTTATAGAAGTAACGACAAGAGTTATGCACAACTCCGGTCAGTTCCTTGAGTCAACCTTCGCAATGCCTATCGAAATCAAAAAGGGAATGTCATCTGCGCAATGCATCGGGTCAACGATCACCTATATGAAGCGATATGCAATTCAAGCGGCAGTCGGTATTTGCGCCGACGAGGACACCGATCATAACGATGTTAGACCAGATCGGGATTCCAAGCCGAAAACGCAACGACCCAAGAACAACGGCGTCATCGAAATCTCGTTAGCAGACGAACTAATCAAAGCTCTTGAAAGCGCGAAGTCTGAAGATGACTTAAACGCGGTCGCTAAACGAGCGCAAGAGATTGACAACGATGCTGACAAGAACCGCGTCCGAGAAGTTTACGGAGTGCGGAAAAAAGAACTCGACCAACCAATTCACTAAGGAGAATTACGGTGCTTAACAAAGCAATGATTATTGGCAATCTAGGACAAGACCCCGAGGTCAAAGAACTTTCAAACGGTAACAAGATGGCGAAGTTTTCCATCGCGACTTCCGAGAAATGGAAAGACAAAGCCGGAGAGCAACAGGAAAAAACCGAGTGGCATCGCGTAACGGTATTCGGCGCGAGTGCCGCGAACTGCGGACACTATCTTTTCAAAGGTTCCAAGGTGTATGTGGAAGGCAAGATAGAAACGAGCCAGTACGAAAAGGACGGCGAAACACGGTATAGCACCGGCATCATCGCCCAAAGGGTTCAATTCTTGGATAGCAAAAAAGTTGATTCATTCCCCGAAGGTGCGTTTGCCAAGCCGAAAGTACCAGACGGAAAGGGTCAGGATTTCGATGACGAAATTCCGTTTTAGGGGGGCATCATGAATAAACAATTGAAAGAAGAAATCAGCAACCAACGCGAAGTCGTTTTACAGTTTTTAAAACGTCATCCGAACTACACTTCGAAAGAGCTTGCGGACAAGATGAACGCCGAAAGGGTTATTCCCGCGAGACGTTTGCCCGAGCTTGAAGATCAAGGACTTGTTGAACGTGGCGCAAGACGGCGATGCCGTTTAGGTAATCGGCTATCGTTCACTTGGAGTGCGTCATGACCGAAGTTATTTTTTGGCTTCTCGTTTTCATAGGTTGGGGTTTAGCGTTAGCGATCCCCACCGCGTTCTTCGAGAAAAGCTTGTGATTATTGCCTCGTCGGTGTCGGAGGTGATTGGAATGGGAGTTCACAATCACTGCCGGTGGGCCATCGGCGAGGCATCCTTTTTATCGCGCTTACTTGGTTCAGCACTCCTGAAAAGGTCGGTTTGGTCGCCGAGTCTCCACTGTGCCAAGTAAGCCATACCTTACCCTTCAAGAAGCCGCCGAATATTGCGGTCTTGAGAAAGTAACCTTCGAGGAACACGCGCCGAAGCTTGGCATTTTGCCGTTTGCTTTCGTTGACGCTATCCTGTACCGAACCGCAGACGTTGAAATGGCGATGGAGAGAGCATGGCGACAAGCGTACGAAAATATAAAGACGGCAAATCGTGGTATCTCGACAAAACAGAGAACGGCGTTCGGGATCGGAAAAGCATCGGCAAAGTTACCGAAGCCGAAGCCGAGGCGCAAAGGGTTACATTAGAAAGACGCTTGCTTGGCGTTATCCCTGCCGCCGGTCCGTCTTTTTCAGATTGGGTCGAAGAATATGCGACATGGCATTCCGAGGAATATCCGTCATCTTACGCACGCGTAGAGGGGATTATCCGTTGTCACTTAGACCCCTATTTCGGGACACTCGCAACCGGAATGATTTCGCCCCGCGAAGTCGAGGCATACAAGAAAGCGAGAAAAGAATTCGTCAAGCCGTCTACCGTGACCAAAGAGCTTCGCACCCTACAAGCGATTCTGAACAAAGCAGTCGAATGGGATGTAATCCCGCGCAATCCCATTAAGAATAAGGTCAGACCACCCAAGAATCTAAACAGCAAGCCACCGCGTTTTTACACCCGAGAAGAACTTGCCGCGATATTCACCGCCCCGAAAGTCGGAATCAGAAGCGATGGCGTTCAGTTCCCGAGAGCTGATTATTCGGATTATTGGAGACTGTTCGCGAATACAGGACTTCGGCGCGGAGAGCTGTATTTGGTGGATAAAAAGCGGGATATCGGCAACGACGAAATAAGGGTTATTTCTGACGAAAGTGGAGGCAGAACTAAGTCCGCGAAGTGGCGAACAATACCCCTTTCCGATTCAGCGCGAGAGGCTCTAGAACGCCTGTCACGGCACGATAATCTTGCGCCTGATATCTCACCTGTCTCGCTCTCACGAGCGTTTGAGAAGGATTTAAAAGCTTCGGGATTAGATGGCAGTTTGCACTGCCTGAGACACACTTTTTGCAGTCACTTGGTAATGGAAGGCGTCCCGCTTCGTACCGTCCAGATACTCGCGGGACACTCCTCAATTACGACCACAGAGCGATACGCACACCTTGCGCCTGATTACCTTAAGACAGCGGTGATCAGTCTCTGACAAGCTCTGACACCGTTTGTCAGTATCAGCGAATCCTAATTTTCATCAAAACACCAGTAAAACTGGCGTCCCCAAGGGGATTCGAACCCCTGTTGCCGCCGTGAAAGGGCTATATTTTTTCAACCTTTTCAACGCTTTACAGACTTACTCTGTCAGAATCTTGTCAGGATGTCGTTTTCAGAACAGGTTCAAACGCCAAGCTTTTCCCGCTTTTTCCACCAATCATCGTCCGGTTCGGTGTCGGAGTTTATACCATGTTGGCTTCCCCATTTAAGTAAAGCCGCTATGACCTCCGTCTTTGTTTTAGCCTTGACAATCTCGCGTTGTACTTCCGAGGTGGAAATGAATTCTTGAAGCGGAACGACTTTCACAGGGCAAAATACCTCTCGTTTGTTTGGATCGGGTTGTAAGTGATCAGGATGTTGTATTTCCATAGGCAAGCATTGAGACATCGACGCGGTGTCTCTCGACTTCTCCGAAGTCTTTGGAGTGAACGATAGCGAACATATCCCTCCCAGAACGGTAGCCTTGCGCCGCGTGCCACGCGTCCTTCCCCGCGAGTGTGCGGAAAGATTCCCAAATGCATCCGTGAAATTCGATTACCTGTTGATTATGAATGTGACCGGTGTACCAGTATCGGTGTTTCGTTTCGCCCCAATCAGTTGCGCGGTCAGTTGCCATGATTGAGGGTAGCGTTGCCGGTTTAGCGGTATCGCCATGTGCCGCGCCAATAAGGACTTTGCCGAAGCGATGAAACCAAAACTTCGCCGGTTGATCTTCAATAATTACGCGTTCGTTCTTGTCGTAAAACAAAGACAGCGCAAGAGATAACATCTGGCTCGTATGGTCATCGTGATTTCCGATTAGGTTTTTAACGATAACTTTTTCGTGACGTTTAGAAGCTGACTCGATACAGCGCATCATTGCGCGAACGCCAACGCGAAGCACCTTTGCCCATCTCGTATCAACGTCAAGCGATACGCCGCTTCGTCTGGTCTTGTTGTCCATTGTGTCAGCGTGAAAGAAGTCGCCGAGATTTAATATCAATCCAGTCTTGGTTTTAGGTGAACAAGAAATCAAACGATCGACAGCTTCACACAAATTGTTTTCGGCAATCTCTAAATTAAAGTCGGTGCCGGTTTCTTCAGCCCACGAATACATTCCAATGTGAGGATCGCCCATCGGGTAGACGGTCATCAAATCTTCTTCAGTCCGAGCCGGTGGCGCACTGATCTTGCCTTTTCCTTTCCATTCAGAAAAGGTGTCGACAATCGCCTCGCGCAAATCATCACTGCGTTGTGATTCAGCGGTAGTCTTGACCCACTGTGCGCGTTGTTCGCCTTCCGCGTTGTAAAGTGTTGAAACACCTTTGACCGAAAAGCCAGACGGCGCGGTGTGGATCATTCCGTGTTCGGGGGAATATCCTTTTTGAGCGGCTTGCCTTTTAACTCTCGAAAGTATGCTGTAAAGATTACGCTCATTACAGCCAAGCTTTTTAGACGCGCCTCGACGATTACCGTTAGTGCTGATCAGAGCTTGAATTGCTTCTCGCTGAGTTTCAGTTTCGCAGTAATCTAGTAATCCGGCATCCTTTGACATTTGATAACGCACCCCATTGGAATAGCGATAATTCCGCTAATGTTGCCCTCTTCATCTTTCGATCCTCCGACTTTGATGGTCATCTCGTCTCTGAACACTTCCCAACCAATCGTTTCAATTACCGGACACTCGGTCTCTTCATGCGTCGCCCAAGATGGGTCTTGAATCGTGTCGCGCCATGTAATGATTGTGATTGTCATAAATAAAGTAAGCCTCGGTGCGCAAACGCGGAGGTGCTAGGCCGCGAACGGAGAGAGGGGAAACGCACCGAGACTTATGTTTTTTTCTGTTTAACTAATCCGTTCGGAATTAAATAACCCATGATTAATGGAATGATTACGATACCGGCTAACAACCAACCGCCGGTTTGAATGACCTGACCCATCAACGGCCAAAAGCCTGTAACCGCTGTCGGACACGATGCGCCACTTACCCCGCTAGTCATTAACGAAGTCGCACTTGCGCCAACTGCCGCGCCCGCCGCCGCGCCAACCGGTCCACCGACCAACCCGCCGACACCGGCAGAAACTCCAGACACTGCGCCGGTAGTCATCGCGGCACAGCCACTCAGGAATGGCGAGACTAAGATGAAGAATCTGACCATAGCTCTCTGTACAAACGATTGACTGAAAGGCTTACAACGTCAACGAGAAAGAAAGGCAAGAACGCATGAACAATACCGACGCAAGCCGTTCCTAGAAGTAACAACGCTAGACGTATCGCACGTTTCCAGTGATCGAAATAAGCCGACCATCCTTTCTCAATATGATAGGGATCAAAAATTTTCACTATCTCATGCCTTTTCTGCTTTTACGTTTTCCAGAATAAGATTTTTTTGATTTACTTTTTTTAGACATTCCCTTTGTGTAAGGGATTTTCGAGTTTCCAATTTTTGGCATTCGTATTTCCTTATCTGATTTTTGTGGCAAGAACTTTGTCGAGCATCTGCTCGATTGACTCAAGTCGAAATTCCATTACGTCAACGCTTTTAATAGCCGTTGCCAGATTGCCTTGATCTGTTACAAGTTTCTGAAGGTTATGAATTTCAAGCTGACACTTCTGCGCATCTTCTTGAAGAGCATTAATCTGAGCGGTGTGCTGACCGCCTTGAATTCCTCCGAGCCTTTCGACCTCGGCAGATAATGATGACGCCCACCAAATCGCGCCGGTTGTTTGACCGACAAGAAAAATGATTGCGCCGATAAGATAGGTTGGAATATTCATCCGTTTAGCCACCTCGTAATAAGCGAAGCACCTGACGCTGTGATTGTTGTAATCGCAACCAGTATTCCGATCCCCAACCCGCGTTGCGTGTGCAACTGAGCTTCCAAACTGGTCATTCTTGTTGTCATCTCGTGCATCATTCTTTCGGTTGATTCAACCTTTTCAATGAGCCGCCCGATTTCTTTTTCGGAAATGTCCGTCAACCTTCTACGCTCGTTTCAACTGGGAACACCGGATTCGGATTTAGGCTAAAAGACGTTCCATTCGATGCGCCTCCGAACACTATGCAAGCTTGTTCTTTTTCTTTGGTTCGTTTGGTAACCACGACTGTGCTTGTCGTTCTGTCCTGATTAACAAACAGAATGAGTGTCATTGATTGCGTGAGGTGCGACATCACCATTGGAATTTCGAGGTAATCCGTTTTCAGAATATCCACCATCCGCAAGAATGAATCGACACACATAAACGTCATCGGCGCGGCGAACTCGTACATATCTTTTGGAGTCGGCGGTTGAGCGTAAGTAGCGGAAGTCAAAACAACCAATAACGCGAGGATTTTGATCACGGCTTTGGGTGCGCGTCTTTTACGGCTTGCAGTTGCGCTTCCATTTCTTCGGGAAAAACACCGGCATGAAACAAAGCGTCGAGTTGATCGCCGATAGGCGGGTACTTGCGATCACGCTTGTATTGCGTTGCCTCTTGCTCTGCTTTCCATTCTGCTTCAGCAGTTTCAATTGCGCTCACTGATGGTTGCGGTTGATCGCTACTCCATCTTTCAATGACAACTGTTCCATCGGAATCCTGCACTAAAGAAAAATCTACAAGATTTTCAAAGCCAAGTTGTTTTAAACCTTTTGCAATTGTCATTATGTATTTCCTATTTTGAATGCGCCCCATCCAGAGTAACCCTGACTCGACCTAACGACACTTGCTCCTCCAGAAGAAGTGTCGTAAAACGCATACATAGATAAATAATCTGAACTTCCATTCATATCAACTACCCAAGTTGCGGGAGTAGTGACTCCGGTAAACACATAACCTCGGTGATCCATATTTGAGATACTTTCTTCGCTACCATTTTTTCTAATTTGCACTCCCACCCGATAAAGTCTTTCTTGTGACGCCGCCACTATGGTTACGTTTGAGTAGACGAAATATTTCCCTGCCGTTGTTGGCGTAAAACGATACGTCGAAGTGTTGTAACACGAATCACTATCAAACACTTCTGTGTTAAAAGGAATTTCAACAAGGGTTTCCTCTGAAGTAATTGCCCAAGATGCACTGAGGTAAGCAAAGAATGATGGTCCCATTGTCTCTGTGCTTAGTCCTGTTACAGTTGCTCCTGTTACGTCAAAAGTAACACCCGAAGGCACATCAAACGTATCGCCTGACGTTCCAAGCGTTACGGTTCCTGAACCTGTGCGGGGGGAGAGTTTGTCCGTTTTTACTTCACTCATTTTGGATATGCCTCCTTAACGGCTTCGATTGCATCAAGCCAAGTGCGAGAGCCTTCTGTTTGATCGTGGAACATCATGTCCATTTGCGATTGCCAAGATGGGTATGCTTTGGCTCTTGCTCTTGCGTATGCCTTGCTGTCGTATTCGGCTTGCCACTCAGCGTCAGCAGTTTCGATTGCTGATTTGCTTGGTTGTGGCTGACCGCTTTTCCATTCAGCAATAAATACAACACCGTCGCCGTTGTCTTGAAGCACGAAGTCAACAAGTGGTTTAAATCCTAGTTTTTCTAATCCTTTTGATGTCATCATCTTAAAGCCCTATCATCTTGTAACCAGTGAAATAAGATCGGTAGTGAGCATCTCCCGCACAAGAAACTGTAGAGCCGTCAGATGTATTGACATAGCCTTGCGCTTGTATGTAATCACCCGCTGACAAATCTAAAATTGTCCCAAAATAAAGTGATTGCACAAGAGAAATATAATGCGTTTGTTGTTCTGCCTGACCCATGTTGGTCGATCCGTTTTTTAGCACTCTTGCTTGAAGTGCTAATGGAACATTTATACCGGTGCTTACCAACATTATATTGAACGCTACCCAATATTTACCGCCTTCGCCAGATGGAACAGTAAACCGACCATTAGAAGTGTCGTATGCTGAGTCACTATCAACAACCTCAGTGTTAAAGATAATTGTTGTCATTGTTGCGTCAGCAATACCTGTCTGATCTGAGGAAAGGTATGCAGAAAAAGCAGGAGTGTTGTCACCGCCAAAGCCAGTTGCGGTTCCACTGTTTGCAATCGTGGCTCCTGATGGAATCGTAAACGTATCGCCCGAATCACCAAATGTAAAAGCCGTTCCTGTGGCGGGGCTTATCTTGTTTGCTTTAATTTCACTAGACATTACAGACCTCCTGACAGTGCTTTGATTTCAGCATCGGTCAAGCCCAGTGCCTCAAGTTTGGAAACGGCAGATGCTTTGTCTGCTTCTGCTTGAATCTGTTCTGGTGTTAGTTCTGGTTCTGGTGATGGTGGTCGTGCCACAAATGCGCCGTCAGCGTAAACACCGCCGATCCATGCGTTGGCATCCGCTTCAACAAGAACGCCGTCTGCGTTGAATTCAGAAACGCCATCCCATTCGATGATGTTGTCAACAATTCCTGAATTTATAATTGCGTATTTCATTTAAATTCCTCGACCCAAATTAAGCCACCCGCACCGTCACCGCCAGAAGCGTTCACGCCCGTATTAACTGGCCCACCACAGCCGCCATGTCCGTAACCTGTTGCGTCATCCCGCCCACCTGTTGCGGCATCATAATTTGATGCTCCTGTACCACCGAATCCAGACCCGCTTAAACCGCCAATTCCGGTAGTCCAAGCAGTTTGCGTAGCATCAGTTTTGTAAGAAGTTGAACCCGCACCGCCTTGAGCATTTATGTCACCGCCTGTTGCTGTTCCTCCAAGGCTTCCGATGTTGTTTCCGCCCATAAGTCCTCCAACACCGCCATTCGCAGTGAGCGTGTTTGTGCCGTCTGCCCACGTTGATGCCCCGCCATTGGAAGCGTCAGCGTTGACAAGTCCTCCCACTGATCCTGCTCCAACCGTAATAGTTGCTGAAGAAATAGAACTGACATCTAAAACTTTGATTAGGTTTCCACCCGCTCCCCCGCCACCACCTGCGTAGTTGTACGAAGTGCGTCCACCACCGCCTCCCGCACCCCCGCCGATGACATGGATTTTGACTTTTGTAATTCCGCTTGGTCGTGTCCAAGTTCCTGATGAGGTGAAAACTTGTATTGAATTAAATCCGCTTGAGAAGCCAGATGAAGATGCTCCAGTTCCAAGTGCCACGGTGTCGCCGGACGCACCAAGAGTCAAAGTTGTCCCCGTCGAGGGCTGAACTAAATTCGTTTCAAGAGTTGCCATTACACGATTACCCACACGGAACCGGACGGCACTGTCACGGTAACTCCGCTTGCTATTGTTATCGGACCCGCGCTCATGGCGTTCGTTGTGCCTGACGAACTGATGCTGTAGTTGTTATCAATCTGAGCTTCGTTTTCCCAAAAGACTTCCTCACCGCTTGATCCGGTTGCGCCTCCACCACCTCCAGAACCGCTGACCTGTAGCCAATTCGTTCCATTGAAAGCTAATAAATAAAACGCGTCAGAATCTAGGTCACCCGCTGAAAGGTTTTGAACAGTGCCGCTTGAAATCTTTTTTATCGTTACCGCGCCATCACTAGTTCCAAGATTTAAAGTTGATGAGCCGGTGTTAGTCGTAGCCGGTTTAAAGATGATGCTGTAGCCGGTTGCTAAAGAATCAGAGCCGGTTGCGGTTGGATTAGTGACGCCGGTATAGGTTGTTGCTGACGAGCTTGTGTCAGAGATATACCAACGAGAATCAATCGCGCTGTTGAAATTAGGTGTACCGCCACCCGCTAACGACGAAAGATCGTCGCTGTTGTTTTTCATGTGTTGCGCCATCGACTTCGCGTACTCGTACCAATTCGTTGTACCTTTGGCGAGTGCGATAATCTCGGCGGTCGTATAGGTTGGTGATTCAGCCATTACAGACCCTCTTCTATTGAAAATGTGATGGTCGATCCGACCTTTTGAATGTTGGCGGTTCCGTAATCGGTTAGTCGCCCAAGAATAGTGTTACGCCTTGTCTGTGCGGTGTTGTCATCAGGGAAAGCTGACCAAAGAACATCGCTTCGCCTTCCTACGCTTCGGAATACTTCGAGCAAGTCACCCTCTTGAATCTTGTCGAGAACGGCTGTCGTAGCATTCGCATAACGGTAGGGATCGCGCGAATCAGAACGCAACGCGCCACCGCGGGTTCGCGTCATCTCGGTTTGTTCCGTCCATCCCATTCCGTAACCAGAAACAACTGGCACATCAATGTGCTGACCGACTTTGATACGACCCGCTTGAATGTAGTTATAAGAATTCGAAGTGTCGGTAATGATGCAACGAAAATATCGAGCAACGATTGTTGAGCCAAACCAAATGACCGTAAACGGTTGCGCCCAGCCTTCTGATGAATAACCACCATACCCTTCCATGCCGTATGGACCTTCGCCCCATCCGTAAAGCGGGTCAGTCGCTTCCACAGTCGTGTCATAAACTTGATCTGTGTGATTGCTATCGTTTGAAAGCGTAACGCGAACAGTTGCGGTGCCATCGTTAGATAGGTTGTGCGCGTACAAGCAAAAAGCTGTGCTTCGTTTTTCTTCGCCAAAGTCGCCAGTAATGGTTTGCGCCGCGTCTGTCGTGCTTCGCCAAATTCTGCCGTTCTGCACGTTTAACAAGTTGCTGACGCTATAGCTTCCCGCTTCACTCGTTACCGTTAAAGTCGTTCCGTCTAAATGACTTGCGCCGAGAATTCTAGAATCGCTCATTGCCAAAGCTCCACTTCGATTGTGTTGTTTAGCAAGTATTCGGTGATGCCTGTCACAACGCACTTGCTTCCACTAGCGAGACTGAAACGATCATCTTGAAGGGTTACACAGCTACCGACCGTGACCTGTAACGGCGCAACGTAAGCGCCCACGCTGTAGGTGTAGCGTTGCGTTTTGAATAGCGTTAGCAAGCGAGTGGCTTCAGTTGTCGCGTTGGAGGAACCGGCAATCATTGATGGCAGAACGTCAGGGTCTTGAGCTAACAAGTGCGCTGTCTTGACGGAAGCATCTTCAGCTTTCGCTACTTCGTTAAACTGTTTGCTTAACCACGGTCTATCAGCCTCGGCAACGGTTGAATCTGTGCCGAAGCTCATTGTTGTCCAGTTCTGTTTGTAGCCGACACGAACACGCCATTCCGGTACGTCAGCCTTTTGAATTCCTAAGTCGCCATGCGATTCAAGGTTATCTATCGTTAATTCGGAAGTTAATCCAGAAGGGTCTTTCAGTTCGGCAAGCGTGAACTTTCCGTCTCTGTCGAATCCGTAGTACCAACCGGCAGGGAGGATTGAATCGAGAACGTCCAAAAGGTTCTGACGCGACTCAATATAAATTCCAATCGTGTAGTTCAGATCGCTATTAAATTGAGTGAACGCGCTCGTATCTAAATCAGCGGGATCACTTAATACGCGAGTTACGATGGCTCGGATAATGTCAGCCGGTGTTGTCTTATAAGACCCGCTCGGCTTGTGTCCTTTTGCGTCAACGGTAACTGTCCCTTCGGGGTCACCAGAAAGCGTAAACTTGCCATTCGTTAAATCTTTTGTAACGGTTAGCGTTGTCGCTTTGCCGTCAACGTAGACTTGAACGATGTCCTCGATCTGTCCTTCGTGAACTTGATACTCGTGCGTCGTAGCGTTCGTTTGGATCGGCGTGATGTTATAGACCTCGCCGTAACAAAGCGGAACCACTTGATCGATTTCTTCACCGCTCGAAACAAGATTCGTTTGAATTGGAACGTCGAGCTTGCGTTGGTTGTCGCGGAGGGAGAATGTCAACGTGTAATCGTCATTAATCGCTAACCGATCAACCACTCCCGACAGTATCGTTCTGTAATCAGCAATAGCCCAAGTCGGGTCGCCGATCTTTATCGTTGCGTCCCTTCCATCCCACGCGTAACCGATCCACGCATCTTGTTGTCCATCGCTGTTATCCACGGACAGCTCGCCAATAGAAACGTAAGAGCGTCCACCAAAAGCTTCACTCATAACAGTAGAAAAGAATGGACTGCCTTTAAGGATGCCTTCGTAGGTTGTATTTGCCGGTGTATCAGACGAGCCGGTGTGAAAGTATTTCGAGCCGAGATAATAAACGGTTTCGCTTCCATCGCTGTAAGCTTTGATTTCAGCTAACACGACGCGCTCCTCTTGGGGGTCGGCAAGCCAAGCTTGATATTCGGCATCTGAGACACTCAATGACGCGCCCCACCCGCGACTGCCAGTTGTCCGCGAGTAACTGCGCCGACGATAGGCTTGGCAACCACGTTAGCAAGATCAGAACGAAGTGCGCGAAGCTCTTTGACCACGCTACTGCCATCGCTCCCGCTTGCCTGACTCTGATTTGGCGTTTCAACCGTAACTCGTTCACCGCGTGTTGCCATAAACGAAACCGGCGTTTTATCTGTGCCACCGCTACCGCCGACAATGAACGAGCCGCCGTGCTGAAAGCCAGATTCGTTTTTCATGTCCA